GCCGCCGCTGACGCCGGAGCAGAAGGCGGAGGTTGACGCGCTGGTGACACCTTTGCCGCCGCCGGTGGCACCCGTACGGCAAGGAGAGTGAGCCGGTGACGATGACCGAGACCAGGGCGGCGCTCTCGGCCGCTGATGTCAACGACCTGCCCGATGATGCTTTCGCATTCATCGAACCCGGCGGGACGAAGGACGCAAGCGGCAAGACGACCCCTCGCAGCAAGCGCCACTTCCCCATCCACGACGCGGCGCACGTGCGTAACGCGCTGGCCCGGCTGGGTTCGTCGCCGTTCGGCGATAAGGCCCGGCCGAAGGTGGTGGCGGCGGCGAAGAAGTTCGGGATCGAGGTCAGCGACGAGGACGGCGACGGCCGGGCCGCGCGGACCACGCTCGAGCTGCGGCGCCGCCGCGGGTCGATGATCCGCAAAAAGGAGCGCCGTAGCCTGCTGATGGAGATGCGGGCCAAGCCTGACGGCACCGGCGGCACTAACTTCGAGTTCGAGGGCTACGGGGCGGTATTCGACGCGCCGTTCCAGATGTACGACCCCTGGGGCGAGGCGTACAGCGAGGTGGTGCGGCCGGGCGCGTTCACCCGCACGCTGGCCACGCCGGGCCTGTACGTGCCGTTCCTGATCGGCCACAACGACCAGGGCATCCCGCTGGCGCAGACCGCGAACAAGACGATGACCCTGTCGCAGGACTCGAAGGGCCTGCATGTGCTGGCGCAGATGGACGGCCGCCGCAGCGACGTGCGGAACCTGGCGTACGCGGTCGAGCGCGGCGACATGGACCAGATGTCGATCGGGTTCGTGACGATGGGCCAGGAGTGGTCGCCGGACTGGGAGCAGCGGAACATGCTCGACCTGGAGATGCACCAGGGCGACGTGTCGTCGGTGGCCGTCGCGGCGAACCCGGCGACGGCGGGCGCGTCGATGACGGCGCTGCCGACGGAGATCCTGTCGCGGCAGGCGGCTGAGCAGCGCGCCCAGGACGAGATCGTCGACACGAGCAAGCAGCCTGATTTCAACGTGGCGACTGATGACCCGGCCGACAACGGCGCGTCTGCGGTGAAGTGCCCGTACACGCGGAAGAACGGCTGCGGGCAGATGCTGCCGGGTGCGGCGAAGTTCTGCCCGAACTGCGGCGGCCCGGTCTATGACGGCAGCGGCACGCTGGTGGTCGACGACTCCGGGGTGGTCGAGGCGAGCGAGGGTGACGCTGACCTGCTGTCGCGGCGGCTGCGGCTCCTGGAGCTGGCGTAGATGGTGCCGTTGTTCGAGCGCATCACCCCGGCGGATCGTACGTGCGGCATATGCAAGCGGGCCATGGTCAGGCTGCTGCATGTCGCTGGCGAGTGGTTCGCGTGCACGGCCTGCGATGCGCCGTGGGGCGGTAGTTGACCAGCGGTTAAGTACGCGCTTATAGTGCCTGGTGAATCGGTAGTGACGTCCCAGGTAGCGCCTTCCCCCGCTTAGCGGCCCGATGGCGGCCTCCACGGAGCGACCGGCGTATCTAGCCGTGTCTCGCGGAGGGACCTCAATGGGCGCTTATGCCGCTCTGATCAAGAAGCTGCAGGAAAACCGGGCTGCTCTCGTCGGCGAGATGAAGGACGCCCTCGCTGTCGCATCCAAGGAGACCCGCGGGCTCACGAAGGATGAGCAGTCCGCGTGGGACGCGAAGGACGCCGAGGTCCGCGACCTGGACGCCTCGATTGAGCGTTACAGGGCGCAGGATGAGCGCGAGGAGCGCGCCGCCGAGTCGCGCCGGGACACCGGGCAGGCTGGCGACGACCAGGGCGACGCGGGCGGCCGCGCGGTGATCACCAGCGAGCCGACTGTGTACGGCCAGGGCTCCGGCCATTCGTATTTCCTGGACATGGCCCGCCGGGACATGCGCCGGGGTGACGGTGACGACGGCGTGAATGCCGCGGTCGACCGGATGAACCGGCACGCCCAGGAGATCGACAAGATCATGCCGGAGCGCCGTAAGGCGGTTGAGCGTCGCGCGGCGAAGGCGTACGAGGAGGCGTTCACCGGCAGTCCCCGCGAGCAGCGGGCGATGGCCCGGATGGAGCGGACGGGCGTTTCCCCGTTCGAGCGGGAGAAGCGGTTCATTAGTCGCACCGACGGCCAGGGCGGGTACTTCGTGCCGCCGCTGTGGCTGATCGACGAGTACATCCCGTACCTCCGTGCGGGCCGGACCTTCGCCGACTTGTGGCGGAACTTCCCGCTGCCGTCCGGCACCGACTCGATCAACATCCCGCGGGTGACCCTCGGCACGGCGACCGGCCCGCAGACCGCTGACGGCGGCGCGGTTCCCGGCCGTGACATGACCGACAACTTCGTCAACGCGCTGGTGCGGACGGTGGCGGGCCAGCAGGACGCCGCGATCCAGCTGCTGGACCAGTCGCCGGTGGCGTTCGACCAGATCATCTTCGGTGACCTGATGGCGGACTACGCGCTGCAGCTGTCGGGTCAGCTGATCGCGGGTTCCGGGTCGAACGGGCAGCTGACGGGCCTGTACACGGCGGGGACGCTGGGCACCTCGACGGGCGCGACCAGCAGCGGGTACGTGGTGAACAACACGGCGGCGGCGTGGACCGCGGCGTCGGGCACCGCGAACTTCTACCTGTCGCTGGGCCAGCTGATCTCGGTGATCAGCCGGAACCGGTTCCGGCCGGTGACCGGGCTGATCACGAACCCGGCGGTCTGGTATGGCATGGCGACGGCGATGGACAGCCAGAACCGGCCGCTGGTGGTGCCGGACCAGCAGGGCAACAACTTCAACCAGGCGGCCGGGGATGACGACGGGCCGCGGTCCGAGGGGCCGGTCGGCCACATCCTGGGGGTGCCGTGGTCGATTGACCCGAACATCCCGCTGACGTTCGGCGGGACGACCGCCCCGTATATCGGGACGATCTCGAACGGGTCGACGGCGCTGGTGCCCGGCGCGGGCGGCAACCCGGTGTACACCCCGGCGATCACCGCGGTATGGGACGACCTGTACCTGTGGGAAGGCGAGCTGCGGTCCCGGACCCTGTCCGAGGTGCTGAGCGGCACTCTCCAGGTCAGGTTCCAGGTGTACGGCTACGTGGCCAGCATGCCGAACCGGTACCAGGACTCGTCGGGTCACCCGATCTCGTACGGCAACTACAACACCGTCGGCACTCAGGCCACCGTCCTGTCGCAGGGCACCAGCGGCCTGCTGGTCGGCTTCTAGCCCCGCGAATAGGAGACAAGCGAATGTCTGACCTGGTAGCGGGCCATTACCCGCTCTTTTACCGGAATTACGCGCTGAACGGCAACGCGGACCTGCGGGAGAACTTCGACCGCACGGACATCGTGTCGAACGGCACGCTGACCTCCGGGACCTTGTACGTGATCGCGGTGGTGGTGGAGCCCGGGTTCACGATCGGCGCGGTGAATATCGGGGTGCAGACGGCCTCGGCGACTCCGACGCACGGGTGGGCGGCGCTGTACACCGGCGTGGGCAGCGCGGCGACGCTGATCACGCAGTCCGCGGATAACACCAGCGGTTTCGTCGGCTCGGGTGCGTCGCAGAAGTTCACGTTCGCGACGCCGTACACGGTCGGCGGGTTCCCGGGCACGCCGCAGGGTTCCGGGGCGGCGGCGTCGGGCCCGTCGGGGCAGCCGGTGGTGCTGGGCGTGGCGCTGTTCAACCAGGCGACGACGGGCGGCAAGCTCGACGGGATGACGGGCGGCTCGGTCGCGGGCGCGATCATCGCGACGGGGCAGGTGGCGCTGGTGTCGTCCGGCACGGGCATCACCGGCACGACGGCACCCTCGACTCCGGGTGGCGCGACTTCCTACGCCGCGGCGGCCGGTTTCGTGCCGTACGTCGCGCTGAGCCGGAGCTGACCTTGGACCGCGCGCTGGTGCTCGGCGCCCTGGAGGCCGAGCGACGTCAGGCCCTCGGGTGCTTCGAGTACCAGCGCGCGGCCGAGCTCCGGTCGCAGATCGACCGGCTGTCCATCGGGACAGCCGCCAGCCCTTCCAGGGAGACGACATCAGATGGACGTAGCCGCGTTGCTGAGCGACATCAAGAGCCACTTCGAGCACGGCGGCCAACTGGCGGAAAGCCACCTTCCGGCGCTGCTCGACCTGGCCGCCAAGATCCAGGCTGACCCGCTGGTGCAGACCGCGATCAACCTGGCTGTCCCGGTGGCCAGCCGCCCGGCGCTGGCGGGGATCCTGAAGTCCCTCGAGGCGGAGTTCGCGCACGTCGCGGCGGACGCGCAGGCGGCCGCCCTGGCCGTCCCGCCCGCTGAGGTGCCCGCCGAGGCGCCCCCGGCCTGACCCCGGGGCGCCCCGGGGGGTTCTGGAGGGGCTGCCCGTGCGGGCGTCCCGGCCTGACGGAAGTGGAGGTGAGCGGTGGTCTACTACGTGGGCCAGCCCTGCCCGCTCACCTTCACCCTGACCGACGCGAGCGGCAACCCGGTGAACGCGGTGGCCACCCAGCCGGTCCTGACGATCACCAAGCCGGACCAGACCACGGTGACGCCCTCGGTGAGCAACGCCGGGACGGGCATCTACACGGCGACGTACCCGACGACGCTGGCGGGCCATCACCTGGTCAGCTGGACGTGCGCGGACGCGACCTATCCGGGCGGCTACGCGGACGAGTTCGACGTGTGGTCGACGTCGAGCAGCAACGTGCTGAGCATGGCGGACGCGAAGGCGGTCCTGTCCATCGCCAGCACGAACACGGCCTATGACGACCTGATCGCGAAGGTCAACGGGTCGGTCACGAGCTGGCTGGAGTGGTACTGCGGGGCGATCGTGCCACAGACGGTGCAGGAGACGATCCGGGTCGGCGGCCTGGCGGTGCAGCTGTCGCGGCCGCCCGTTATCAACCTGGTGACATGGACGACCGTCCCGGCGGGCCTGGCGAATACGGCGGCGACGACGGCGCTGGCGAACGGCGGCCCGATGTTCCCGGTGATGGTCTACGGCGTCGCCTACCCGCTGAACCAGCTGTATTTCGAGCCGTCGAAGGGCTGGGTGAGAAATACCTCCGGCCTGCCCTTTTACTACGGCCCGTACATCTGGCAGTACCTGGCGGGTTATGAGCTGATCCCGCAGTCGATCCGGTATGCGGGGATGGCGACGCTGCGGCACCTGTTCGCGATCGAGCGCGGCGGTGCCGGTGTCGCGGCCGCGGGGGCGGCTGATGAGGAGACGACGATGACGCCGTTCGGGTTCAGCGTCCCGAACCGGGTCCTCGAGCAGCTGGCCCCGTTCCAGAACCCAGCGATCGCATGAGCACCTTCCTGCTGTACTTCGGGTGGCCGGACGGCGCGGTCTGGTCGAACCTGCTGGCGTCGCTGATCTGCGCGGGCGTGGTGTGGTGGCGGCTGC